CAACACGGCAGCCACCTCCCGCTCGTAGTCCTCCCGCAGCGGCTCCCACATCCGACCGCAAGGGCAGTAGCGCGGAGCGGCCATAGCGTTCCGTGCTGCTTCGACCATCCGGTCCATCGTGTCGTCGTCAGTCATCGGTCTGCTCCTTGTCGGTGCGCGAAGCACGCGCCCACCGGACGGAGTTGCCGGAGGTGAGGGCGGTGGGGATGAGGCGGCCGCAGCCGGCTTGGGGGCACCACCGGTGGATGCCGAGGAGCCAGCCGCCGGCGGCGACGAGCGCCCATGAGGCGGCGACGGTCATCGGTCTGCTCCTTGTCGGTGGGCGCCACGTCATCCGTGAGCGCGTCGCATTCAACGGTGTTGAGTCGGTCGGTCAGATTCGCAGCGAGGTCGTACAGGCCCAGTTCTTCGCTGATTCGCACCAGCCGGTCAAGGGCAGCGTCCGTCTCGTCCTTGCCGATGTCTCAGCGGAAGCAGCCGGGGACGATCTCCCGGTGGGTGTGTGTGCTCATGCGTCACCTGCCTGCGCCCTGAGCGCGGCAGCGAGCGAGTGCGCTACGTCTTCGGCGCTGAAGAAGGGACACTCGGGGTCGCATCCGCCGTAGGCGTCGTAGTGTGCTTGCTGGAAGGCGACAATCATCGCGTCGGAGACAACCGGCTCAGGTTGAGGTTGGTGAATCGGCCCATGACACCAAGCGGTGGAATGGTTGCCGTAACCGTTGCAGTTCTTGCACCAGCGTGTGTCGCTCATGCGTCGTCCTCTTGTGTCGTGGGGTCAACGTGAGGCGTCGCGCCTACTACAACCCCTGCTATAAAGACGAACATAGTACCCCCGGTGAGAGTCGAACTCACAACTATGCGTTCTTGAAACGCACGCCTCTGCCAGTTGGGCTACGGGGGCGTGAGTTAGTCGAGACCCAGAACGTACAGCGCGTCCTCGACGGATTCCACCACGGCAGCGGTTCCGCCTGCTGCGGTGATGCGGTCGATGATGTGCTGCTGGATCTTGCTGACCGGATGAGACTGGTCCGGGTGCTTCACCTCTAGGGCGATGAACAGCCCGTTGACACAGCCGATGAGGTCAGGGAGGCCCGCCTGTTGGAACGGGCCTCCGTGAACCTTGAAGACGAACGCACCGGACCCAAGGCGTTCCTCGATGGCACGCTTGATGCGCTTCACGAGACGTGTCTCAGGTCCGGTGCGTGCCATTAGGCGAGGCCCGTCTCGTCGTCGTTCTCGTCCTGCGACTCGTCCCCCATCGCGGAGGCCGGGAAGAACGAGTTGACGTTCGCGTAGATCTTGCTCTCCGGACCCACCGGGTCGGAGTTCACGACCTCCACGCCCAGACGCTTGCCGACCATCTGGTCGCCGATCTTCACGGCGTCGAACTTCCCCGGCTTGAAGCCAACGGCCTCAAGCAGGTGGAACCAGTTGTCGAGCGTGGCACCCCGGTGGCCCTTGGACCCCGTGAAGTTGTCGTTGATGATGTAGAGCGTGGCAGCAACGGTGCCGCCCTCGCTCTCGCCCTCGACGCTCTTGAACGTGAACCGCAGGGACTGACCCTTGGGCGCCTCCTCGTTGTACTCCACAGCGTCGACCACCACGAGGTAGTTCCCCGGATTGAGTCGGCGTCCGAAGCGGGGCGTGTGCCCCGTCAGGTCCATCTTCGTGTCTGCCATTGTTCTGTCTTCCTGTGCGTGGTTGTTCGCGCACTTAGCGGATGAGGTCTAGGATTAGACCCCGGCGACACCCAGCACCGAGAGGTACTTGAGAAGGGTGACGCGGTTCTGCACTCCCATGACAGAGGGGATCTTGTCCGCCACCGCAGGGGAGCATCGAGTCTTCGCCACGATAGACGAAGAGGGCTTGACACGCACTACGTGCTTCTGAGAATCCCAGTCATCTGGGTCGTCCATCATGTGCGTGTAGAGAATCTGGTCGGAGCGAGAGACGGCAGGCGCCAGCGGACCCTTGTGGAGATCCGGCTGCATCTTGCTGTCCCCTGCCGCGTCATCGATAGCCTTGGTCTGGCTCGTCATGACGACGTGGATCGGCTTCTTGGCCGTGTGAGATGCGAGCCCGTACCAGAACGTGAACAGGTCGGTGAACCCGTCGGCCAGCGATCCCCAGAAAGCGAAGTCGGTGGCCGGGCGCTCCTTGGCAGGGGCGTCCATCGGCAGGCGCAGGAGGTACTTCTTCCACATCGTCTGTAGGGCGGACACGGAGTCGAGTACCACGGCGTTGTAGTCGTGGTCACCCTTGAGGAGTTCGTAGTACAGCAACTCCATCTCTGGGATTCCAGACAACTGGTGAATCACGAGGTTCTCGTCGTGGTCTGTGCCGTACAGGGAGCCGATGCCCTCCTCGCCCTTGACGTACAGGTAGAGCGTGAGGCCCGTCTCTGCGATGGTTCCGGCGAGGGTCGTCTTCCCGGTGCCGGGCTGCCCGTGGATGAGCACGCGAGCGTGGTCAGCCTGTCGTGGTTGGTTGCGGATGTCTCCGAGCAGGCTCATTCGTCATCTCCGTTGTCGTTGCGTCCGTACATGACCCACACCACGAAGGCGAGGAATCCGTAGAACAGCAGGTTGTTGATAACTACAACGTAGGGTTCCATCAGCGTGTCTCCGATACAGGCCCGCCCAGTTGGACGGTTATACAGTTGAGTTCGTGTGCAATGACGTAGTTGTACTCCCGAGAATTAGAATTGAAGTACCACTTCTCGCCGCAGTACGAGCACATGTCAGGGCCAGCGCAACAGCCGCAGCCGGAGTCCGTCTCCACAGAGTTCATGAGGACCAACTTGGCGAGGGTCGTGACGGTGGCCGCCCACTCTTCGACTCGGTGAACACTGAGATGAACCCAGAGAGTCGCTTCGGTATCGGCGGGCTTGCTGGCCGAACCCGTGATGTGCTTCCATTCGCAGTCGAGGAGCAGGCACGAGTAGGGGAGGGTACTCATGTGTCGCTCACGATCTGGTAGAACTCACGGATGGGAGTGGCGTCGTTCCCGTACATCTCCGCCACGCAGAGATCGCTGTACTCGCACCACCCGCACGCGCGGCCCGGCGCTGCGATGGGCAGCGCGGAGCCGTTGTCGAGCCGGGTGGCCCGGTCGACCAACTGCACCTGCTCGTCCAGCAGGCGAATGATGACCGTCTCGTTGATCGGCAGGAGGTTGCGGGAGAAGAACTTCTCGTCCCCCTCCTCGCGCGCAGCCTCGTAGTGGTCAGCGAACCGCTCGTCGTCGTAGGCGTGGTCGTGATCCGACGCTCGCAGTTCTTCACTGAGCAGATACTCAAGAGCCCGGTAATCCATGACGGACTGGTTCTTGTAGAGAGCACCCGCCTTCGTGAGACGAACGCGGGGCTCACGAGTGATGGCGTAGTCGTACTCGACAGCGTCGACCGACAGGCCATGCATGTCGAGGAACGGTGCGACGCCCCATGCGTACAAGTGCAGTTGACTGTTCGTGAGTCGGAAGTCGGTGGTCGGCTTCTGGCCCGTCGTCTTGTAGTCACGCAGGATCAAGAGCCCGTCTTCACGAAGGATGATCTTGTCGATCTTCCCGACGTAGGTGATGCCCGATGCCTCGTCGGTGCGCTGCCACTCGTACTCGACGGCCAGCACCTTGTCGGTGAGCAGGCTGCCTTGCGTAAACCATCGGGCGACGTAGCGGTCGAACAGGAACCACGCACGCTCAGGGATGGCGTCGAGGTCAGGGGACATGCCGCCAACCTTGGCCAAGAACTGTGACGTGAGGTAGTCCTGCACCTGCGTCACGAGTGTGCCGTCGTACTCTGTCGGCACTGGCATCGGGTCGATGAAGTCGAAGCCGAGGTTCATCGTGTCGGGCACCGGGTGCAGGAGTGACTCCTGCACCATACCCTGTCGGAGCCCGTGTGCGTACATGAGCGCGTGGAACCACGAGCCCAGCAGCAACTTCTCGTCGGTCGGATTCGTCGGAGTGTTGAGTCCCTCGACGTAGCGGTACACGAACTTCTGCTCGCAGGACCGGAGCGTCGAGAAACGACTGTTGTTCCAGAGGTCAGTCATGACCCCTCCTTTGCGTGGTAGTGGACGGCGGAGGCCGGACCGCCCAGTGTAGCACAGCCCGGCTCGCCGTGTCTCAGGACTCGATCTCGTCAAGTGCCTCACGGATCTTGGTGTCACGCGCACGGCGTGCGATGATGGAGTCGATGAGTCCCGCAGCCGCCTGCTCCGTGTTCATGTTGAGTCTCCAGATTTACGGCGTGGTAGTGGTGGGGGGAGGGAGGAGAGGCTCACGGCCCCTCCCCCGGTGCGGCTCAGGCGTCAGCCTTGGCCTTCGACGCCTTGCGTGCGGCGGTGACCTCACTGGCGGTCAGCGCGCGGACGTAGACGTCCTTGCCGCGCTGCTTCACCTCGATGTCATCCGAGGAGATGCGCCGGATGTAGCCCGCCTTGGTGGCGGCCGAGGCGTTGTCCTCGAACCCGTTGAGGACGATGGCCTCGTGGGTGCCGTCCTCCGTCAGCGGCATGTCGTGCGCCGCCGCGAACAGCGGGCTGTAGACGGATGCCTGCTCCCCACGGGTGACGCCGGGGACCTCCTTGGCGGCGGAGACCTTGCCGACGCCGGGGAGGTTCAGACTGGAGAGGTCGGGCGTGGTGTTCTTGGTGGCAGTTGCCATGTCATGTGCTCCTTAGTGAGCGGGTTGTGTGATACTCCCCCCAACGGGGGCCGAGGCTGATGTCAACCTCGATCGGTACAGACACTATATCCGAACTGGTCAGCAGATCGCAAGCCGCAGACTCTGCATCGTGCGCTGACCGCACAAGTAGTAGTACCGAGTCGTGCACGGTCCCGACGATCTGGATGTCCTCACGTCGATCAATCTGGGTCAGCCCTCGCAGCATGAAATCGCTGGCGGTGGACTGGATCGGGCTGTTGATCGCCTGTCGGATCGCGCCCGCCCGGACGAAGTCGTCCGTGCTGAATGCATCCGGCAGCCGCCGTCGCCTCCCGAAGATGTTAGTCACGAAGCCGCCACTCTGCACGAGTCTCGCTTGGTGAATGTGCCACTCCGCCAGCCCCTCCCACCGCTGGAAGAAGCGGGTCCGGATCTCGCGCGCCTCGCTCTCTGTGAACTTGACCCCGTAGGTGTCCTCCGCGTACGCCACGAACTTGCGGTGCCCCATGCCGAACAGGAAGCCGAAGCCGATGGCCTTCCCGGCTTGACGCTCGCCGGGCGTCACGTCCTCGACGCTCCCCCCGGTCGCCAGCGTGGCGTTCATCCGGTGCAGGTCGAGCCCCTCCAAGTAGGCCATGAGCAGGGGGTTGTCCGGCAGCACGTCCCGGTGGATGTACTCCGCCATGACTCGCATCTCGATCTGGGAGTAGTCAATCTCGCAGAACTCCCAGCCCGGCGGCGCTGCCCAGACAGGCTTGAGCGAGCGCTTGACCTGCTGCATGTTGGGGTCCGACGAGGACAGCCGGCCCGTCCTGACACGAGCGACGTGGTACTGGCCGTGCACCCGCGCCTCCCTGTCCGCAGCGTCGATCCACGACTCTAGGAACTGGGCCTCCTTTGACCCGTCCCGGTAGTCGAGGATTTCCTGCGCCACCCCGTAGCCCTCGCGCGCCAGCCTGTTGAGGACCCCGCTGGCCCACGACGCACGACCAGAAGGTGTAGTGTCCTGTACATAGAGATCACCGTGCTCGACCGCTGCCCCGGTGAAGGCGAGGAACCACTTGGACGTCGCCTCCCACGAGAGCGTCGGATAGTCACCCGGATCGAGCCCGTAGTACCCCGCCAGCGCCAGCAGGTTCATGGCAGCGGTGCCTGAGCGTGTCTGAGCGTGGCGGAGAGCAGCGCGAGCGGTGTCGAGGTCGAGTGGCATCCCCGTGGCGCTCACGCGCGTGAGAACAGCCTGCGCAGGGCGCACCGTGGACATGTACAGGTCGAGCAGGGCGGGCGGCAGGGCGGGGCGCTGCTCGTGGTACAGCCGGGCGGTCGCGATGGTGTCCAGTGCGTTGTACGGCGCGAGATCGAACCACGGCACGCGGGCCGCATCCTTCACGTCGATGCCCCAGTCTCCACCCATGAGGTGTGCGGCGTTGTTCTTGAGCCGCTTGCTCTCATTCTCATTGCGGAGGTGGGCAACCGTCATGGTGTCCCAGTAGATCGAGTCTGACAGGTTTACGTCAGTGTGCTGGCGGAACCATGCCACCTCGAACGGTGCGTTGTGGGCGATGAGGTCGTGACTGAGAGAGAACACAGCGATCTCCTGCGCCATCTGCCTCCACTTGTAGCCCCACGAACCGTGCGAGTGGCCGAGTGGTATGACCCACGTCTCCTCACCCGGAGCCGTCGTCGTGTAGGACACGGAGAGGATCTGCGCACCCCGCTCTGTGTGATCCAGCCCCGTCGTCTCGATGTCGAACGCGACCGGGTCGCGCAACTTCGCCATCCACAGGAGGAACGACTTGTAGTCCTCGTCTGTCATGACGTTGTGGTAGTGAGCGTGACTCATGCGGCAATGCCCTTTGTGATTTGGTCGAGTCGTGCGAGGATGAAGGCTTCCAGCCTGCCCTTTTCAGCGTGAGCCTGCATGATGATCTCGTCAATGCTGTCCCGCACGATCATGTGATGCAGCGTGACAGGATTCTCCTGCCCCTTGCGGATGAGCCTGTCGCGGGACTGGATGTAGTCGTCCCGGCGCTCTGACATCGAAAGGTACACAGCGTGATTTGCAACGACGAACTCGTTGATGGCGAGAGACACCGTCCGCATCTGGGCAACGACGACCTGCGTGCCACCATCGTAGAACGACTTGCGGATGTCACGGCGCTCCTCTCCCGGCGTAGCCCCGTAGATCATCTGGACGTTGATCTTAGACTTTTCCAGTGCAATAGTCATGCGGCGAATGTCGTCCACGAAGTGAGCGAACACCACCACTTGCTGCCCGGCTGAGACGAGGTCCGATACGAGGTCGGCTGCGTGCTTGATCTTGCTGTCACCCAGATGCTTGACGGCATCACCATCGGTCAGATGACCAGAGGTGAGTTGGCGAAGACGGAGCCACTGAGTCAGAGCGTTGGCCGAGATGTACGGCTCACCGTCCGGCCCCTCGTCCAGCATCATGTGCGTGGCTAGATCGTTGTACGCCTTGCGCTCCTTCGGAGTGAGCGTGACGTGGTGCGTTGTTGAGGTCACAGGCGGGAGGTCGAGGGCGTCCTTCTTGAGCACGACCACTGAGTCCATGCTGCGCTTGCGGTTGAGTTCCTTCTGGTTCTGAAAGCCGATGACCTGCTTCCCGTGCCAGCCTCCAAGGATCGCATACCTGCCCTCGAAAGAAGCCTTGCGCGTGCCGAACCGCTCCGGGTTGAGGAACCTCCACTGTGCGAAGATGTCGAGCGGGCTGTGTGGTGCGACCGTGCCCGTGAGAATAATGCGTTGAGGTAGGAAGCGAGCGAGGGAGCCGATGGCCCTGCTCATGTTGGAGTTGTGCCCCTTAATTCGGTGCGACTCGTCCACAACCATGAGGTCGAAGCCCCATCTACGGATCACGTCACAGAACTTGCCCCGGACTGTCTGAGATGAGGTGTACTTGTGAGACTGGGAGAAGATGTCGAGGTTGACCACGATGACGTCGAGCCCACGGTCGAGCGGCTCCAGATCGTTGAGTGTCTCGATCTTCTTCTTGCCCGAGCCCGTGAGCACGGTGACCCGCACGTTGGGCAGGTTGAGGTGCTTGGCGATCTCGTCCGGCCATGTGTCCACGGCGGAGAGCGGGGCGGTGACGAGCACCGCTGCCCTGTCGTGCACGTCCACGAGGTAGTCGAGGTAGGAGATCACGGTCAGCGTCTTGCCGGTGCCCGGCTCCCAGAGCAAGCCGCCACCCTCGTGCGAGATGAGGAACTCGACGCCCTGCCGTTGGTGCTGCATAAGAGGTGTGAGGATGCTCATGCGTTCTCCAAGTTGAGCGCCACGATGCGCTTCTTCTTGCCGCGTCCGGACACATCAACCATCTGCGCGGCCTTGAGATCATTGAGCACCCTCTTAAATACTGAGGATGAGTTGTACTTGCTCGCCACAGCGCTGTACCGTGGGTTCGGATACTCTGACAGGTACCGAACCATGTCGTGACGGATCTCCCGGTACTTAGGAGTGAACGGATCGAACGCACCCTCGACAGTGAACCGCTGGATGTCGGCCGGAGACTGGTACCGGATGAGCACCTCGTTGCGGAGGTGCCACATCACTCGATACGAGTTGCGCTTGATGGCCTCCTCGTTGCCTTCGTCACACGCAAAGTCGCAAATCATCCCGAGCATCTCGCTCGTGATACCGTGGGTACCACCGATGCGACTGAACGCTCTTTCCAGTAGCCTTTGGGCGTGGTGAACGTACTGAGCCTCGACTCTGAGTGGTCCACGAGGTGTCTGCACTTCGTACACAAGGATCTCCTATCTCACAGGGGGTAGGGGCCGCCAGCGACCCTACCAGAACCGCTCCTCGGATGTGGTATGCTCCGGTCCTCTCACCTTACGGGGGGGACCGGAGCAACCCCTATCCACTCACGGAGGGGTCACGAGAGCCCGTTGAGGCTCCGCCCGCTGCCGCCGGACCGTCCCATAGCCTCCACGAGCGCGTTGCGCTGCTCGTAGGTGTCCCGGTAGTCGAAGACCACCTCCGGGCTGTCCGTGGCGCAGTCAGCGAGAACGTGGCGGGCAGAGCCGTGCGCGCCCAGCCTCCCGGTGCGATCCTTGAGCAGTGAAATCGTGAATGCGCCCGACACGCCCTGTGAGATGCCCTCGTCAGAGGTTGGAGAGCCGAACCGACACGGATAGTTCATCGAATCCCGCTTGACCTCGTTGATGTCCCAGATGACTTGCAGCAGGTTCTCCTTTTCGCCCGCACCCTTCGGCCGCGCGTCGTTGGAGGCGGGCTTGTGATCGTGGACGATGAGCGTTATGCCCATGTTGAGGATGTCGTTGAGCCGCGTCGTCATCTGAGCCATCTCTAGGTTGTCGTTGATCGACACCCCGGCTTTGTGAGCAAGATCGGTGAAGGCGTCGATGATGACCACCGTGATCTCGTGCTCCTCGATGACCGCTGCCAGCCTCGACACGCCCTGTGGCCTCATGATGTTGACTGGGGGATTGATCCACGGTGCGACCCAGTGGTCGGAGCCGAGACCCAGCGCCGTGAACCTGTCTTGCACGATCCAGTCGGCGTTCTCATAGTCCATGATGAGCACGCGCTCACCCTTCTGGGCCATGCGCTTCGCCCAGTCGAACGTCACGAACGACTTGCCGATGCCCCGCCTGCCGATGAGAGCCGTAGCGACGTTGCGGACGACGAACTTGTCGAGCACAAACTCGATAGGCGGAAACTTGGCTGACTGGATCTCACCCGGTAGCCAGAGGCGCGAGTTGGGGGCGACTTCCGGAGGCGTCTCCTCCTCTTCACCAACAGCAGGGATGACCTCGAACAGCAGGTCGAGCGCCTTGGAGATCGCTGCCACGTTGGCACCGTCGGTGCCCAGCACCGTCGCTCTGCTCTTGATCGTCTCGCCCTCACGCACTCTCTCCGCACGAATACGGATCTCCTCCCGGCGCTCGTAGTTGTTGTCCTCGGCAGCCTCGCAGATCATGGTGGCGAAGTCGGAGAACTTGAGGTGGTGCTCGTTCCACCACCCGGGATTGCGCCCGTAGATCACATCCCAGAGCCCGTGGAGCACCTCGTTACGAGCGCCCGACGGCGGGTAGTTGCGGATGAGCAGGCTGGCAGCGCCGATGAGGTGGTGGGCAGTGACGATCTCCTGCCATCGGAGCGTCTTGACGCTTTCCAACGGACGGTCCCAAATATAGGTGTCCGGCATCCCGTCCTTGCGAATGTAGGTCGTAGTCGGAGGCGCGACGACGTACTGGAAGTCAGCAAACAATTCGACCAGAGCAGGCAACTTCTCCTTGTGGCCAACTAGGTTGCCGTCGTCGTCGTACTGTTCGACCTCAATCTTGACTACGTCAGAGATCGGATCGCGCTTCTTGACCCCGTCTGGAACGTCGTCGCATCGGTAGTAATAGTGAGTGCCCGGTCGGCGCGTTCGCCCAGCAATGGCCGTCGTCCACTCCGGAACAATGGCCGGCGCCACCTGCACTGCCTCATCACAGTCGAGGTCGAGAATGACGAAGCCGAGACCGGAGCGAACTCCTACGCCCTGTGAGTATTGAGCGTGGTAGGAGTCGAGATCGGAGGAATTGATCGGACGCTCGTGCCACGAAGTGATGTCGGTACGCTTGGCCGCTGTGATCGGGACGGTAGATAGACCTATTTCGTTGTAGTGGTCTACCCAGTCTGCGTGGCTGGATTCAGTCGTCAGAGACACTGATGTACTCCTTGTGAATCTGGTACGGTCGAGTGCGTGTTACGTTCGCAGCATCTGCCATGACAGCACCGGGGAGCGTGCCGTACCACTCCACGAACAGTGCGTCCCTGTCTTTGCGCGCCTGCTCCCCTCGTTCGATCCGACCTGCCAACATGCGGAGTCTCTCCAACACGAGGTTCATCTCTGTCACGGCGTCCAAGACGCCCTCCATCCGGTAGCGGACGCGCTACACTAGCCTCTCCGGACACCCCGCGCGAGGGGTTGGACCGCAGTGGAAGGACTCGCTACCTTGGAGAGCGCCGCGTCATCCCGTGTACCGGCTGCTCATGTGGTAGTGGGCACAAGAGAGCCCCCGCCGAATTCTTCCGGCGGGGGCTCTCGTCTTGCCGTTCTACGGGTTCAGAGCCGTGAACGCCCATCCCCTGTCACTGCCGCGCCCGTCGTCCATGAGGCGGTCGACGGTGGACGGGTGCAGCCGTATCGCTGCCTCGCGTTCGTTCATGGCACGGCGGTACGCCCAGCGACCCGCCACGACGACGCCGATGATGATGAGCAACTTCATGTCTTCTCTCCGGGTAGGGGCTCACTACTCTACCATTTAGAGTCTCTTGTCGTCAAGTAGTCTCTTGTCGTCAAGTAGTTGGAGACGCCGACTTGACAACTCACAAACAGTGTGCTAGCGTTACTCTCACATCGCCCCACTACCATAAGGAGCCGCGATGAGCCTCAATTGGAACGCAGCAGATACCGAGGTCTACGCTGACCTCATGACCCGTGGCGAGGATGCCACCTACACCGACATCGAGGGTGCTGTCCTCGATGCGATCATCTGGACCACTCTCGCGGTCGACCTCCCCGGCATCCCGAACAAGGGGGATGTGGAGGAGTTCGTCTGGCGGGCAGGACTGCTCGCTGCCATCGGGCACCACTGCTGCACCGTGAAGGGGCAGCCGTTCGCCCCGACCGCCGACGACCTCACTCGCTACATCGGGCTCACGACGAACGTGAGTCGCAAGACTCGACTCCAGTTCGTAAAGAAGACCCTGCTGCACGAAAGGGTGTCGTGGAGCCCGAAGACGCACCGAATCTTCGACTCCGTCGAGGAGGGGGCCGAGACTCCGACTTGACAACTCACAAACAGTGTGCTAGCGTTACTCTCACATCGCCCCACTACCAAAGAAAGGCCATAAATCATGTGTTACGACCCACTTGCCGGAGAAGCACCCGGCGCATATGTAGAGACGAGGCCGGTGATCGACGCGCCAGTGAAGGCCGCAACGGCTTTCTTCAAGGTGCTGCGTGACATGCCGGTTGACCGCGAGGTTTGCCTCATGCTCGTGCTGGACACCAAGCACGCCCTCATCACTACAGAGGTCGTGAGCCTTGGCAGCGTTGATCACACTTTCATGGCACCGCGTGAGGTGTACCGCTCTGCTCTGACGCACGGGGCGGCGGCCATCGTTCTCTGCCACACCCATCCGAGCGGAAGCACTGAGCCGTCGTCCGATGACGAAGCAGTGACCCGCAGGCTCGCCAAGGCAGGCGAGACCCTTGGTGTCAACCTGCTCGACCACCTCGTTATCGGTGGCCAAATCTGGACCTCAATGGCCCGTCGCGGGTCGCTTGGAAACAACTGATAGGCACGACCACCACCACTACCGAAGGGCAGACCATGACTACCGCAACGACCTACGCACCACTCGCTGACGACGTCGACGCGATCCGCGAGGCGGGGCGGGTGGGTCGGGACGACTACGACGGCATGGCCGACCCGCTTTACATGCGCGTCCCCGATCACGTCACGGAGTATGCACCATGATCTTCCTCCGCTACCTCATGTTCATCGGCCTCGTGCTGGGCGTTGGGGCAGGGGTCCACGACGCCTCGTGGCTCATCCTCGCCGCCGTCTCCGCCTTCGGCCTCATGAAGACTCACTCTGACTCGACTTGACAAACTTGACAAGGTCCGGTAGCGTACTCACTACCGCATCTACCACGACAGGAATCACGGTGACTGACTTGATCCACTACCACTACTACAGCGGCCTTCCCGGTGGCTACGTCCCCAATCAAGCCGTCGTTCACTCGACCCTCATCGGGGCCGTCGAGGACATGCTCTACGACATGGAGAACACGGCCGACAATCTGGCCGGCATGCGCGTCATGGAGAGTTTCGAGAAGAACGTCGTGACGGCGCTCGACATCTACGAAGACACGATCGAAGCGATTCGCACGATCACTGAAAACGAGGCGTTGGACGACTACGAGCACCTGTCGGCCATGCTCATGGAAGGCGAGTTGCAGGTGGTGGAGCCCGGCCCCTACGGGCAGCACTACTACTACGAGGTCACGGCCTGCCGGTGCGTTGATGTACTGCTGCACGACGAGTGCGGACAGGTCATCACTACCGACGACGGGATCGAGGGCTACTGCCAGACTTGCGACGAGGTTCTGTATCCGATTTCGGAAGTGCGATGATAAAGGTTGATTTGACAAGTGCGATCGGCCCCGGTAGCATCTCTTTTACCCCCTCATCTACCACGGAGGTTCTCATGAACTGGCTCTACTACTTTGACGGCTCTGACGGGGAGAACCCGTCTGCGTCTGACGACATGGTCGACTCGATCATTGCGCTCATGGAGCGACTCAAGACTGACGTGCCCGGCGCGATCATCGCAATGGGCGCTCCGGAGCCCCGCTGCAGCGGGCAGTACGCACACGTTCGGATCGCATGGCTCGCTGCGTCAGGCCGCTTCCCGGAGGGCGTCCTGCCCGACGGCACCCTCGCGGCGCACGTCTCGACGTGGCACTACGACCCGGAGGAGGATCGCGCCGTGCAGGGCGGAACCGAGTACGACCTCACTCCGCAGCAGGCGTCTACGTTCGTCCGGACCGGGAGCATCCCGGCTAAGGCATGACCTAGGCTCTGAGGGGAGTGTGCGGAGAGCGCACACTGACTTGACGCTCACTCCCCCGGCTCCTACTGTTCTACTCACGAGGTCGCTCCGCAACCTCATCACTATCACATCCACAGACAGGGACACACATGAACACCTTCACTGACGAGGCCATCAAGGTTCTCATGAACGCGCCGATTGCTCCCCCAGAGGTCGGGAGAGTCACGGCCCTGCTGGACGACATCCGCCGTCACCTGCCTCACGGTGCTTCCATCGATCACACATACGACCCCGATCTGCACAACCTCGTGATCACCCTTGACCCGGTCGCGGTCAGTGAGTCCGGACGGCTCGTGCAGCCGACCGTCGAGGCCACTGCCCTTGTCCGTATCGAGGCCAGTGGCAACCCCGAGGTCATGATCGAGGAAATCCCCGACATGGAAGGAATTCTGTTCCCCTACGGCATCACCCACCGAGAGGGTGTGCTCGACGCCGACTTGGTCGAGTACAACACCGAGACGTACAGCGTGACGTTCCCCGTGTCGCTCGTCATCGAAGTGGGCGTGGCCTGCATGACTAGCGACGGCAGGCTCACTGCTCAGGAGCAGGAGCGCGTCGAGTCGCTCGCCGCCGACGAGATCGACCTGCCCAACAACGTCTACGTTGACCGCGCAACGCTCAACTCCGTTGAGATTGACTGACTCACTTGTCGGGGGTCGATTTGACAACGGCTCCCGACTCCGGTACTGTTCTCAGTGCACGGCCTCACTACCACACTAGGAAATCAAAATGACACCCCGCGACCTGCTCCACTCCACCGGCTTCCCAACCACTCCGGAGGCGCAAGCGTTCGCCACCCGGGTGCTCGACGCCGTCCGTGAAAACATTGACTACGGCACCGACGCCGCCGACATTCCGCACGAGGCAGCCGACTCCGCTGCAAACCTCGTCTACACCCTCGACATCCGCGAGGCGTTCGACGCTATGGGCGGACTCGCCCTGCTCGATCTCGTGACGTTGGAGCATGGGGACGAGATCGTGGGCCTCGCGTTTCAGCAGGGCTCCGGCCAGTACCCCGGAGGCACCGACGCGGTCGGCGTGTTGGCGCTCTACACAGCAGCCCTCGCCCTCGCTAATGAGGCATTCCGCGCCCTCGATCTCGCATAACTCATGGGGGCCGGGCGATCCCCTGTCGGATTGGAGCCCCCCATCCGGCCGCGCGTAGTGCCCGGGGCGCGCGACCGTCTCACTTTCTCGACTCACTTCGATTCGACAAATTCGACAGAACGTAGTAACGCCCTCACTTCGGCTTCCGGCCACTTCTGATGACAGGAACACAAAATGAAAACCTTCACTACCACGTCGACCGAAATGGTCTGCACCGATTGCTATATTGCGCTTGTCAATGGTGATCCGCTCAGTGACGATTTGGAACGGGCGCACCGCGAGGCCGGGCACGCCGACGAGGACGGGTCGCTGCAATGCGGCTCGCTTGACAGGCTCAACTACGCCGACGACGTGACGCCGGGCCTTACCCACGAGGCCGTCGCCGATCGCTTGGGGATCACCGAGTCCGAGGCGTGGGAACTGATCAACGACGATCCGGACGCTTTTTATGCCGCGGGACGGGACGATTTCTACCGTCCGTGGGGCGGGTGCTCCGGGTGCGGGTGCCCGTGGGCAGGCGTGTACGAAGGGGCCACCGTTTGGCACTACTGAAGTATCCTTCCCCCGGCTCCGGTCCGAGGAATACTTATGCTCGACTTGACAAACCCTCACGAGTGTGCTAGCCTCACTAATGAGCACTTCGCTTGACTCCAAACAACAGGACAGAAACATGACAGACCGAACCTACTTCCTCGCCCTCACCATTGATTCGATGACTGGCGATCACATGCTTCGAGAGTGCAGCATCTTTGGTGTCGACCGAGCGCTCGCGGACGGCGGCTACGGGGACCTCGTGGACGTGGAGTACGACGTCCCAGCCGAAGATTCTGAGTATGGGTACCTGCACTTGGAGAACGGGTGCGAGTGCAACGGTGAGAACGACGAGGATGGCGATCCGGTCGACTCGTGCACGGCTCCGGACGATTCGATGCGACGCTGGGACATTCTGTCATTTTTCGGTGAGGTCGACGGTGACACTCTTCGCGAAGTGGTTTGGCAGGCGGGAGGCTACGTCCGTGACGAGCGAGACCTTGGCGCCACTATGGGTGTCCTGTCCGCCGACGGTGTCGCTCCGGCCGTATCGGTGGGATGCAGCGCGCAGGACGGGATCGCAAGCATCTATATCACTCCTGCTGCGACTCACGCGGAGTCGTTGTGTCTCGCTATGACTGGCGGACGGCGGGGGCTCGGTCCTGTGGACGACGAGCACGGTATCCCGGTGAGGATGCTCGCGGACCTCGCTGCTGCACTCCGCCAGTGACCGATCACTGGTGAGTGAACGCGCGGCACCGATCACCGGTGAGTGCTCGACTTGACAAGACGGGCACTCATCTGCTAAACTCATAAGTGAGCCGCACGGCTCGACTCCAAATGACAGGACAGAAACATGGCAACTTCTCCACTAGTTATCGTGACGGTCGAGGTCGTCGCCCCGGGATATGCGTCTCTCGTGGACGTGCCAATGGTGCCGAGTGACACCTACCTGAACCGCGCGGAACGCCGCGCCCGTATGGCAGTGGCGGTGAACGCCCTTCCCACTATGGACCTCGATGCGATCCGAACAATCGCAGTCGAGATCGACGGCGTGTCCGTGGCCTCCGGATGGGTCGTGGACGAGGGGTGGACCGCGATCGGTGAGTGAACGCGCGGCACCCCGGGCCCTCGCCTCACGGCGGGGGCTCGCTCGTGTGCGGAGAGCGATGGCGGGTCACGGGCAGGGGTCCACGAGGGGTCACGGGCAGTAGGCGCAGTGCCACGGGCAGTAGTGTCACGGACAGTCACGTTCGACCGGCGGGGCAGTCACAGGGAGTCACTGGGAGTCACGGGCAGCGGCGGCCTTGGAGCGCGCCTGCGCGACTCGATTCGTCTGCTCGATAGTGGTAACCAACCTCACACCGTTTCATAAGGGGCCAGCCGAACTTATGTACGTACAATGTACGAATGTCCGGACAATGTAGTTGCATATCGAACGATCAGATGCATGGGTCGGTGGGAGGGCGGGGCGGGGGTGCAGGGGGCGGCAGCCCCCGCTGGGGGGTACGGGGGGCGAAGCCCCCCGGAGGTTAGGTTTGTGTCCGCGCGAAGCGCGGTCCTCACAAGCCCCTTGGGCGTAGTGAGCCCCTTGGTGCCGAGGGGTCGGGTTGTGACCCCGCGGTGTTAACCGAGGGGTGAGCGTCGTAGTATGGAGTGCGCTAACCTTTGTCACTGATACCCCTACACACGGAGCCGCTATGCCGATCTCGAAGATCTACGTCGATTGCCCCGACTGCAAGGGTCCCGGCCGGGCGGAGGTTCTGACGGACCGAGCGACCGGGGCGCGGCTGCAGATTGGCTGTCAGGACTGTGGACTGGATGAGATGTACCCGGAGGGCGGCCAGATGGACACCGCGTCCAACCAGTCCGCTGTCGCCCCTGCCAACACCCGCTCGTGGCCGGAGCACATCGGCGCGGGTTGGTACCGGCTGTCCAACGGACAGAAGGTGAGAGGTGGACCTGACGCGCGGAAGATGCAGGCAGCATTGGCGTGACACACCCACCTGTCTCCGCCCCATCGGCACTTCACATGGTCCCCTCGCACAATTGCCCCCGCGCCTGCTGCAACCACGACACTCTCTCGTCCAACACATGGTTCGAGCCCCCGCTCTCCTCGGCGGGTCGCAGCGCCACACAAGTCTGCATGTACGACTGTCCGGTGCGCGACACGTGCTTGCAGGACGTGATGACGCACTCACCCCAGCCTCCCGGTATCTGGGCGGGGCTGAACGAGAGGGAACGCATCACCCTGCACCGTAGAATGAAGAGGCGCACAAGCACAAGCACAAACGGGACGCCAGCATGAAGAGGATGTGCTCAGCGTGGGGCTGCGACGAGGCGATCCCGCCTACATCCCGTGCTGACCGCATCTACTGCTCCCCTCAGTGCCAGCGCCGCGTGACCACCGCCCGAAAGCGCGCACGCCAGCGTGAGGCAGAGGGCGAGACTCCCACGCGCACTGACCTGCTGCTGCGCAAGATGGGTCTGGACGACGGTCCCAGCCCATCCCGTCCTCTGGCCACGGCAGCCACCACCGTCGTGAAGAACCAGACGACCGCTGCCGATGCCATCTCCGCCACTACCCACCATCACATCGGGGGCGCAGGGTTCGACAACTTCGTCGCCTCCGGCTACCCAGAGGACATCGCAGCACTGCGCCTGACGCAGACTGAGGTCTCCGCACACCTCTCAGTCTCTCAGCCCACGGTCGCAGCGTGGATGAGTCTCTGGCGTGCAGCCGCTGCCCACGAGGCAACAGCGCGAGAGTGGGCGAACAACCACGGCGCTCAGACTCTTCGTGAATTCTGTTTGTCATCGTTCGAGAACTTCTCCAGCACTCTGTTTCCCGACGAGTTGGTGCCGGACTTCCACGAGGAGTGGGATGGGGAGATCACCCAAGCCCTCAATGACGGGCAGCGCACGATGCTTCTCGCACCGCAGCGTCACGGCAAGACCTCCTTCATGGTGCGCCAGTGCCTCTACCGCATTGCGAACAGCCCCAACATCCAGATCATCATTGTCGGCAAGACCCTCGACCTCGCGAAGAAGGTCGTCGGTGTGATCCGGCAGTATTTGGAGAACGACCCCCGGTTCGCGGAGATTTTCCTGCCCCCGGACACGTCGTTCCGCCCTCCGGGCAAGCGCGGCCTCTCGTGGACCAACGAGGAGTTCACGGTCAGCACTCGCACCAAGATTCTCAAGAGCCCTACGATGGTCGCCATCGGCATCGGCGGCTCCATCCTTGGTCGTGACGCTGACCTCATCGCAATTGACGACCCCATCGACCGCAAGATGTGTCTGAGCCCGACGGAGCGCGCCAAGGTCAAGGAGTGGTTCTTCACCGACTTCAACTCTCGTATTGAGAGCCACACAGGTGTCATCTACATCGGCTCTCGCCAGCACAAGGAAGATCTCCCCGCTGAGATCATCAAGAACAACGCCAGTCGCATGAGCACAGGCTCAGAAGCGGACTGGAAGGTGCTCATCTACCGGGCACACTCCTCTTCCTGCCACATCAACCTCGATCAGCACCCCGAGGACCCGGAGGATGGGGACAACGACTGCATCCTGTGGCCTCAACTGCGCACAGCGCGGTGGCTCGCGGAGCAGGAGAGGAACAACCCGGAGCACTTCCAGCGCAACTACCTCAACAACCCGTCTTCCACTGCGTTCATGCCGGTCAAGGACGATGACATTCAGTGGTCCTATGCCTACGACGAGTGGATCTCGATTGCTACAGAGTCCCCGCACTCCAACAAGGGCCACAATCTCCCTCGTACGTTTGGTTCTCCCCACTCAGGCACTCACTTTGTGGCCTCTGTAGACCCAGCCGTGGCGAAGAAGAACGCAGCAGTGCTCTGGTGCTACTCCACCCTGCCGGTTCTGGTGCCTACTGACCCTGCAAACTCTGCAAGCAAGAAGATTCCCCTCACTTTGCGTGCTGTTGTGGACTACGCAGAGCCTCGCCCCGGCTCGCCCGGCGTCACAGACATCCTAAAGCAGTGGCACGAAGAGTATCGTGTCACTGATTGGGTGTTCGAGACGAACTACTTCGCGGACCAGATTGCCAATGACACAGACATCAACGACTTCCGAGCCTCCCGAGGGCTCAAGTTCCACACTCACTACACTTCCAAGCACAACAAGCACGACCCCCGTGCAGGCTTGCTTGCTATGCTATCTAGCATGGGAGCAAGGCCGACAGGAATACTCCTTCCGGGGACAACTACGGAGTCACAGCGAGCACTCACACGGTTCGTGAGCCAAATGCTCAACTACGACCCCGAAGCAACGCATCATTCGTCCGGTGCGAAACGCTCTCACCTCGATGATGACCTTCTCATGGCCGCATGGTTCGGGTGGTATTGGATCGAAAGTCGCGTGAAGGCCCGGCAGGACACCATCGTGTTCGACTACGGGTCTGGTTGGAATGACTTCGCACCGTCACACTGGCACAACGTGCCGTGGAAGGACATCGGGTGAGCCTACTGCTTCCCAGTAACGTCGATGAGATTCTCAATCGCGTAGATGAACTACGAGATCTTAACGAACCTCACCTCCGGATGCGTCAAATCACGCGCGCAGTCATGAACGGAGGTGCGGAGGCAGTCTCCTACATGATTGCTGACAGTGAGATGGAGCACCTTCCCAGTGCCAACCTCATGCACAGCGCCATTGAGCGCGCTGCGCAGAAGTTGGGCAAGCCTCCGCAGGTCCGCGTGGACGCTCCGTCCACACGAGACAGTGCCCGGAGTCGTAACTCTGCCGAGAAGCGTGAGAGGATCGTGGAGGCGTACGATCGTGCGGTGCGTCTGGACATGCAGATGCCACAGGCTGCCCGGTGGATGCTGGGCTACGGCTTCTGCGTCTGGGTGATCGAGTCGGGGATGACTCACGACAACCAGCCATTCCCCTCACTGCAACTTCGTGACCCCTACGGCTGCCTGCCCGGCCCGTGGACCGTGCACCAGCAGCCGGAGGACATGGCTTTCATTCGTCGTGTGCCGGAGACGTATTTGAGGAAGTTGTACCCGAACCTCCCTCGCAATCTGCGTGCTCCCCGGTACTCCATTGGTGGTGTGCAGATCCTCGATCAGACGTACTCTGGACTCTGGGAGAACCAAGAGCAGGCGTCCATGATGCGTGTCATTGAGTACCGAAACAAGAACGGCGTTTACATGGTGCTGGAGGATGCTCAGATCCTCCTTGACTTTGAGCCGGTGCCCGAGGGTGTCGACATGCCCTACGTCGTCGCCAAGAGGTTTGCGTTCGACCAGTTGATTGGTCAGTACGAACATATCGTCGGGCTTCAGCAGTTGATGACCCGCATGAATGTGCTGGCGTTCTTGAGCGTGCAGGATGCCGTCTTCGCAGAGACGAACGTCTACGGCGAACTTCAGAGCGACGAGTACCGCCGTGGGCGTGGTGCTGTCAATGTGTTCAGCCCCGGCACCCGTGTCGAGAGGCCCACGGACGGCAACGTGTTCCCTCAGTTCCAGCAGATCGACCGTCTTGAGCGCCAGTTGCGGATGACCGGCGCGTACCCGGTGACTGACGACTCCCAGAGCCCCAACTCCTACGTCACAGGTGCAGGTCTACAGGAACTGACCCAAGGGTCTGACGCCGTCGTGCAGGAGTACCAGACCGTCTTCAAGAACGCATTGGAGATGGCTGACACCAAGCGTCTCATGTGGGACGAGAAGATGTACGGCAATCTCGATCGCGCGCTCCCCGGTTATCATCGAGGCTCTCCGTACGTTGAGTCGTATCGTCCTGACCGGCACATCAAGGGCAACCACATGACCCGGAGGATGTACGGCCTCCTCAGTGGTCTGGATTCGTCGTCCAAGTTGGTGGGTCTTCTCCAGATTGCACAAGCAGGTTGGATGGACAACATCACTGCGATGGAGAACCTCGACGGCATTGACAACATCCAGTTGGTGCGCGAGCGAATGGAACGCCAGAAGGCGGAGAACCTGTTGGAGCAGGCGATGCTCGCAATGGCGCAGGGACAGCCGCCGGACCCTCGGCTCATGCAGGTGCTCATCGAGCAGTTGGAGCCCGGTCCTGTGCGTAACAAGTACGAGGAGGTGTTCTTTCCGGAGCCGGAGGAGCCTGAGATCGACCCCGCAACCGGGCAGCCGGTTGGGGGCGTTCCGGGTGAAGAGCCCATGCCGGGTAACACTGATCCTCTGAGCGCGCAGGATGACGCCCCGCAAGCGATTCTGAGTCGTCTGTTCGCCTCAGGCGGCGCCAACGCCACAGCAAGAACGATCCAGCGACAGGACTGACCCGTGGTACGCAAGAAGCAGACGGCCGCAGTGAGCGGTCCCGGTCGAATGAGTCGGAGGACTGACTTGACACCCGCAGGTAACAGCGGCCAGCCCAATCGTGTCCCCTCCGGGGGTGAGTACGGTGAGCGCAAGGCCATGAGTCAGCAGCAGAACGCCGCACCCATGCAGCGCGCTGCCCCTCCCGGGATGGTGGAGGGCGCGTTCGGCCCGACGCGAGCCTCCAACGAGCCGATCACGGCGGGAGCCCCGATGGGAGAGGGTCCCGGCCCATCTGCGGGTCAGCAGAACCCCCTCATGAACGACCCTGACATGATGCTTCGGGCGATCTACCGGGCGTACCCGCACCCGGACATCGCACGGATGCTCATGCGTCGACGTCCGGGGGCCTGAGATGGCGTGGTACGACTTCCTTCCGTTCGTCGGTCCCTCCGAAGAGGAAGAGATCCGACAGAGTGACCAGTACAACGAGGTCATCTCCACAATCCAGAGCGGTGTGAGCACAGAACAGGCCGCCCGCGCTGTCCAGTTGATCCAGCAGAGGCCGAACTCTTCGCCCGGAATCATTCAGGCGGCGCTCACGACTGACATGAGCGATGAGCAGTTCCAGTTCCTCGCTGACCAAGACCCCGGCGAGGACGACTTCGACTGGTACAACCCGCTAGACTACCTTGCCGTGGGTGCCGATGTGGCTACTTCGATCGGCTCTGGTCTGTACGAGTACGGCCTCAAGCCCCTCGTGCGCGGCGCGTTTGCTGTGAGTGAAGGTCTGTCGCAGGAAGCCATCCAGCGACCGTTGTCTGCCGCCGCTGCGGCAATGGGCGGTACTGACCAAGAGGTTGGGTTTCGTGAGGCGTACAACCAGTACGGCACGTCCGGCTTCTTTCAGGCGCTAGGTGACCGCTTCGGAGATGTACAGGAAGGTGAGACGGGTAAGTTTGACCTTGGCACCGGCTTCTTCACCGGAGGCGCGGCGTACGAGCAACAGGAGGACGCTCGTCAGTTGACCGTGCAGGGCGAGCGCGCCGATGTGGGCCACCTGTTCGCCAACGCGACGGTGGGCCAGATGGGAGGCGACCCGGGTGAGGGTGCGTACGACTGGACCGCTGGGCTCATGCAGTTCGGCGTCGAGGTGCTGACGGACCCTGCCAACCTCGTGACCGGAGGCACTGGCATCCTCGCGCGTGGCGCGGGTCGTGTCGTGCGCACCGGCCAGCGGGCCACCCGCATGACTCGGGCTGGCGGGCGCGTGGGCGACGAGGTGGTCGAGGCTGGGGCAGAGGCCGTCACGAGCGCTCGCTCGCGCCTCGCGGCGGCTGGGGAGCGCGTGACGCCGGAGCGGGTTCGTGAGGTTCTGCGCGGCAACGTGGACATGAACGACAAGGCCACCGCCGTGGTGGTGCGTGATGAGATGCGCGCGCAGGACATCGTGGACAGCCTCACGGTTGACGGCGTCGGAACTCGCTTCGCCCGGAGGCGTCAGTACGACTCCGACACCTCACGTCAGATCGGCGTCGAGGCTCGCGCTGTCATGCAGGCCATCGACACTGGCGACGAGGTGGACCCGAACCGGGTCGAGAACTTGTTGGGCCTCATGAACGGTCCGACGGGTCGTGGCTTCTTCGCTCGTCGTGCGGCCCAGAACCTCAACACTGACGAGATGCTGGACGCACTAGTAGATGCTGACTTTGGACAGTTGCTCTCCTCGTTCAACCGCTCCGCTGCGATCACGTTGCCGGTGAACCGCCTCGCACGCATGTCGCAGGCGAAGACTCGTGAGGAGGTCGCGGCGATCATCGGTGAGGGCATCGGTCTGGGCCAGATCAACGACGCGAACTTCTACAGCGGGTTCACCCAGCGGGTGAAGCAGCCCATTGCAGAGGGTAAGTTCCGCGCAATCTTCCGCACCGCTACCGGCGACATCAACCCAGAAGATGTGCGCGGTCCCGGTGCCCGCTTCACGGGCATCGCCCCGGAGGGCATCGTCAGTGCCGACGACATGCAGATGGCTGTCGCAAAGGCTGACACCCTCATGCGTCAAGGTTCAGTCGCGCGCTCTGAGCGTGTCTCTCTGTTGGAGGAGTTGGCCCTGCTGCCGGAAGGTGACAACGCTTTGTTCGCCGGGGTCATGCGGCGCATCTTGCAGCGCACCGCCGACAGCGCGCACGCCGTTGCCAACGATCTCGACCCTGCCGACATCCAATACGACACCGGGTCGCTGGACGAGGTCTTCCAAGGGAAGATGTACGAAAACCTGTTCCAGACGTGGGACAACCAGATCACGCAGTTGCAGGAGTTCGTTCGCAACGAGATGAACGAGGTAGAGATCACCCCGCTCACGCGCTTTGTGCGTCGGTGGAACCCCTCGACAGCCTCGTACGAGAAGATCCCAACTACAAGTCCGCAGTTGGCGTCAGAACTCATCGACATTGACTTCATTATTCCCGATGCTTCTAACTTGCGTCGCATGACCACGCGCTCGCGCATCATGCAGCAGGTCTTCGCCAACGAGCGTCTGACCGCTGGGTTCGAAAACACGACTCGTGCGATGCGGTTTATCACCCGCGACGTGTTCAAGCCGCTCGCACTGCTGCGACCGGCCTACATCGTGCGTACGCAGTTGGACGACCAGATGCGTATGAGCGCAGCGGGTCTGTCCTCTATTGCGTCTAGCCCGACACAGTTGGTGCAGTTGTTCATGAGCCGTGGCCCAACGGCCGTAAACGACTTGATGGGTACCAACCTGCGCGCTCGACGCGAGGCCATGCGAGTCATCTCTGAGCAGATCGTGGACATCGGTCAGGAAGCCACCAGTGGCAACCGTCGGAGGTTCTTCTCCAACGTTACGCGCCCGGCAGGCGACCTCGATGAAGTGTTTCTCAACGGCTGGCGTCAGGAGTTGGCGCAGTTGAAGCAGAGCGAAATTGCTCACTTCATGATGAAGCACAACCTGAGCCCTGAGCAGATGCTCCGCTTCTTCCGGGGCTCGTCGGTCAAGGGCGAGGAACTCGTCCGTGAGTCGGTGCGTCGTGATTTGCTCACGCAGATAAACCGTCGGATGACCAACGAAGCGATGTTCACCTCGCAGTCCGGTCCCGGCCTCCTGCGTGAGATGATCGACGCCGACGACAACCCGCTCGCAGCAGGCTTCAACGTCGAGGACATTGCTCCCGTCGTGGGACGTCTGCTGGACGACGTGTCGACCGAACTGGGCATGACCCGTGAGGCCACCAACCGCCTGTTTGATGAGTTGGGCGAGGGGGGAGATCTGGCTGACACGATTACTCGTGAGATGACGGATCTCATCCGCAACACCCCCGCCAGCGAGACGTTGTCGGAGGGCTCGATCATCATGCAGATGGCCGACAACGGCGTCCCGTGGCGCGACGTGAAGATGGCCGACGACGCCTCCAAGATCAACGGAGACGAGACGGCCCGGGTCCCCGGAGCCGACGACGCTGTGCGAACTGGCAGCCGGCTGACACGCGGGTTCCGCATCCCGCTGTCAGAGGTGTCGAAGGTGTCCAACAGTGGGCGTGTCGTCCGGGCCTACTCGCCGGGAGACAACTTCGACCTTATGCACAGGTTCGATCGAGCCACTGACGCTGACAGCGTGAGCGGGTTCTACTCCAAGGAGTTCAGCGAGAATCTCCCTGAAGGCGGTGAGAACGTCAACGTCATTGTGGAGTACCACCCCGACACAAAGGTCAGCAACATGTCGTGGGCCACGGAGGATTCTGACGTGCTCATCTCTCGGAACCAGAACTTCACCGTGGAGCCCGGTCAGAGCCGTTACGGGTCGAGAAGCCTCACCAAGAACGAGGACGGCGAGTACGAGATGGTCATTCGTGTCCGCCCGGAAGTGGAGGACAGTCTCGCCGCCCGAGCGCGGCGAAGTGGTCACGACTACTGGATGTACGACTTCCACCGCGAGTGGAACGGGTCGCGTGAGCAGGCGATGGAGTTGGCCGACGAAGGCATGTCCTCGTGGTCGACAGCACAGCGAGTCAAGCAGGAGGAGTTGGTTGCGCGAGCCCGTGAGTTGGGCCGCAACTCTGGCGTCGACCCGGACCTCCTCGCAGAGCGTGTGGCTCGCCGTAACCCGGAGGCTGTGCGCGGACAGAACATGGCTGAGTGGGAGAGCCTGCTCGACCAGATGGACTCCTTCCGGGCAACGGGTGAGGTTGGTGACGACCTCGCCCAGATGGTGCGGTTCGCCCCGGTTCAGCGGTTCGGTCGCGGCAATTACATCTACGTCAACGCTTCGGACGTGGACATCGACCTGAGCGGCGATTTCGCCAACACGGTCGCAGGCCGTCGCGCGAGCACTACTGGCAACACCGTGCGGGCTTACACCCGGCCCGGTGACGCTCCTGCGGACGCGCAGTTGCTTCGGATCAAGAGCCCGTCGCAGGCCATGAAGATCGGCAAGGACGAGTTCGCACTTCCTGCCAGTGACCTGCGCTTCGACCGGATGCGCGGCATCGGCTACTCCAAGGACGGCCAGAGCGTTTCGCGGCAGGTCATGGAGGTCGAGGTCGTCGGTCAGCCCCGGCTCGCTGGGATAGCGGATGATGTTGGAGGTGATGGCCGGTTCAGCGAAGAGTTGCGACAGATCGCCGCATCTGGCGACATGCGTGCAGAGGAGTTGCTCTACAACGACGACCGCCTGTTGGAGTACCTCTACAGCATTCAGGATCGCACACGTCGTATGACGAACAACAACCCTGACCTTGTCGACTTGGTGACCCACCGTGGGTACGAGACCGAAGAGGTCTACAACACGATGCGCGAGAGCGCGGAGCGTCAGTTCGATGAGGCGGAAGAGGTTCGGCGTTTGGAGGCGGAGGCCAACGGTGAGGAGTTCGCCTACAACAAGTTCGAGTACCCGCGTCGTGACAAGGGCTGGGACGAGTTGACCCCCGGCCAGCGCCGCCGCCTGCTGCGCACCCGGTTCGGTGACGACGCGCCTCAGTCAGTGAAGTCGGAGTACACCCCGGAGTCGGCCAACTCGATGCGCGGCAAGTGGCGCGCGTTCGTAGACTCGGCGGCTGAGAGCATCATCGCCAAGCCCGCCAACGAGTTGTCGCGGTACCCGACTTGGCGACAGGCTATCGTCAACAACGTGGGCGAACTTCTCTACATGGCGAAGGACGACGCACTCCGTCGTGAGGTGTTCGACGCCGCAGTCAACAACATGAATCTGACTATGCAGCAGCGGGGGGCGCTCCAGCGCCAGTTGGACCGTGCGCTGGGCTCTGGTGAAGGCTTCATTGAGAGCGTAGACGAGATCAACCAAGTCGCAATCGCCAATGCGACGAACTTGATCGAGGACATCCTGTTTGACACTTCGACCAAGAGCGCGTTTCAAGGCGCGTTCGATGCGTGGGTTCCGTTCGTAGACGCATGGCGTGAGGGAATCGAGATCTGGTCGCGCTTGGTGTCCCAGAACCCGGCGATCCTCACCGGCGGCATGGCCCGGCTGCGCGCTGTGGAGTCCTCTGGCCTGCTGCACACCAACGAGCGTGGCGAGCGGGTCTTCTCCGCTCCCATGTCCGGCACGATGGGCAACTTCATCGAGAACCGACTCGATGACCGGGGCAATGTCGTCACAGACGCAATCGGAGCCGTCGGTGAGTCTGTCGGAGATGCGTTCAGCGCAGGGAACGACGGCGACTCAACCAACTTGGAGTTCGAGTCGCGCCTCACTGGCGTGAACCTCATCCTCCAGTCGGTCGGTCCGGGCTTCGGTCCGATCATTCAGTGGCCTGCTGGCGCGTTCCTGCCGGATACGGCTTCGTTCACCGGGTTGCAGGAACTCATCAACCCGTTCGGTGACCCGTTCGATGAGCCCGGCGACATCATCAACCCGACTGCCTACACAGAGTCGCTCATGCCGTCGTGGGCTCGCACGGTCATCTCCGCGATGACGCAGGGAGATCCCGACCCGATCCAGTGGAACTCGATGATGCACGACACTCTGCGTGCGTTGCAGATGTCGGGCAAGTATGACCAGTCCAGTGAGGTTGACCGGGCTCGCATCGAGGAGGACGCCCAGCGCGGCACGCAGTGGATCATGCTTCTGCGTGGCATCGTGCAGGGCGTGTCGGTAACTAGCGCCGACATCAAGTGGCAGATCGCCTCTGATGGTCTGAACCCGGAGTACGAGCCCGGTGTCGAGGGCTGGGACCCGGAGGCTGACCCCGACGGTGTGTGGCACAGCATCGACATGATGGCGCAGGAGTACCGCCGACTGCTGGAGGCCAGCAATGACATCGGCGTGGCGATGGATGAGTTCATTTCCGCGTATGGTGTGCAGCCCGCCTACCTGTCGGCCAAGTCGGAGACGCAGTCGCCCCTCGTCGGCTCCATCGCAGAGCAGGAGTGGGTCGACAACAACAGCGCGGTCTTCACCAACTACCCGGCGGTGGCGGGCTACTTCGCACCTCCGGGTACGTCAGATGATTTCGATTACCGAGTCTGGCTCGACCAGTACGCGCAGGGTTTGCGTAAGCCTGTGAGTTCCGCCCAGAAGATTGCTCTGGACGAGCAGGCCATCGCTCGCCAGTCGTACTACCGGGTGCGAGATCAGATCGAGAACAGCGATATGTCTGGCTCTGTTCAGCGTCGCGCTCTGAACCAGATCAAGGGAGTGCTGGAGCAGGAGTACCCCGGCTGGCAGCGTGCTGTGCCGGGCCTGTCTGGAGTGACCACGCAGGATCGCATCTTGGAGTTGGAGCGCGCATCCAACGACCCACTGCTCAACGGCAACCCGCTGACTGAGCCTCTCCAGACCTATTTCTCCGCTCGTAATAGCCTTCTGGGGCAGTTGCGCGCAGAGACGGGCGAGCCCTCCGCCGGGTTGGGCCGCGAGGACGCGGACCGCTATCGACAAGCACTACAGCAGATCGGCACACTGCTCATGAACGAGTCCGACTACTTTGCCGGGGCATGGACGATTCTCCAGCGAGAGGTGAACTGACATGGGCATTACCGACGTCCCCTCCCAAGAAGAGATGTCTCCGGGCAACTCTGACATCAACTCTCAGATTCAGCAGGTTTTGGAAGGGCTTCAGACTCAGCAGACTGTGGCTGAGGTCGATTACATCGGCAACGTTCCTCCTCAGTATTTCAACCAAGGAGGTCCGTTCGGCCCAGACCCTCGTGGTGCGGGTCAGTTGGGTCCTGCGCAGGAGATGTCGCGGTTCAAGGCTGGCGTCGGCCAGCGTAACCCGTACATCGAGGGTGAGGAGTCCGCCCTTCTCGCCAACATGCGCCCGGAGCAGATTCGCATGTTGCAGGACCGCCTCGCGTTCACAGGGTTTCTCGACCCCGGCGACTACCAGCCCGGCCTAGTGCGCGGCACCACTCGTACCAACTCCAACACGGTGTCCGCAATGTACAAGTTGCTGGACATGAGCAACTTCTACGGAGAGTCGTACGACAACTTGTTGGGTCGCATGGAACAGGGAATCAACAGCGGGGATCTCACACGAGAGCAGGTGGCCGGGTCAGGTGACGAGTCGGAGGAGCAGAGGCCCACGTTCTCAACTCCGGACATGGCGAGTCTGCGCAACAGAGTCAAGGCTCAGTTTCGTCAGTACCTCAAGCGCGAGCCCACCACCGCCGAGGTCGCACGATTCGCAGAGGAGATGGTCTCTGACTACCGGGGCATGGCGGGCGACCGGCAGGCCCAGTTCGAGGACCCCTCACAGTTCGACCAGAATGTTGGCGCGGGTCGCGTCGCTTCCGTCCGCGAGGAAGTAGACCCCGAAGCGCGCTTCATCGAGCGCATGGAGACCATGTACACCGGGCAGCGCAACGTGGTCGAGGACTCCGAAGAGTCCCGTGAGGCAATGGGCAACGCTGCCAACGTCGTCGGTCGTCCTACCGGCCCAATCTCACGAGGTATTTGATGACGGCACCCTCCGACAGCGAACTCCAGACATTCATGGCGGCCATCCGCCGGATCGAGTCGTCCGACAACTATCGGGCGACGGGTCCTGCTTCGCATGGCAAGTATGGGCGTGCACGCGGCGCGTACCAGATCATGTCCGGTATCTGGGGAGGCTGGGCTCGTGAGGCGGGCATCGGCGCAAACGCCGATCCGTGGGACCCGTGGAACCAAGACAAGGTCGCCACCTACAAGATGAGCCAGTATTTTGACAAGTACGGGTCGTGGGATCTTGTTTCAGCAGCATGGTTCGGAGGCATGGGCGCGGCCAACAAGATTCGCGATGAGGGCATGAACTCTGTAGCCAACCGTACTGACGGGTTCTCCTCGATCCCTCAGTACGTTGACAAGGCCATGTCCACCATGCGCAACATCGGCGGCGCTGACCTGCCGACGATGGCGACTCGACCAGCGGGCACGACTCGTAGTCAGGATGCTAGCGCCGGGAGGTACGAGGCACAGGCGCAGGGTGCGATGAATGATTCACAGTCGCCGGGTAAGGAACAGCAGGCGGCTCCGCAGCAGACACAGGCTCAGATGCAGCGGGGCAAGGCGTTCCGACTCTCTCAGCAGGTCTTCCGCTACGCTTCGCAGGCTGCTGCCACGGCCCCGGACGACGACCCGGAGATCCAGAATGACATTAACAAGATGATTCGCACGATGTACGGACAGGCAACAGGTCGCAAGCCTACAGTCGAAACGACAACTCCGACTGAGACCGGCAGTGTGACGACACGAGGTATGCGATGAGCATGAACCCACGAGACATCGACGCCACTACTGGCGTTCGCTATGACGAGACTAACGCTCGCACTCGTCTGCCGTCATGGATTTCTCCTACGTCTCTTGTGGGCCGGTACCTCCTACAGAAGTATGGCGATCGGTGGGAACAGGAGATCATTGACGAGCGGTTCGATGAGATCTCGCGGCTTGGCTCTAACCGCGAATTCGTCACTGCCCTACAGGCTGTGCTGGGTAACGACTACGTCGGAGACGACTCCGAAGAAGCCATCATTTCCAACCTCGCTAAGTTGCGGTACATGGTGTTGGACGGCAGCGTCTCCGAGGAGGAGATGGATGTTGTCTTCAAGGCTGGTGAGGGCAGCGAGTTCACTGACGAAATGCAGACGCTCAAGTTTTACTCGATCAGTGACATCGAGGAACAGAACGCACAGATCGCACAGAACAACA